ACTATGTCTGATGATATGAAAAAATATCGTCAAGATTTAAGAGACATTACTGATGGTGTGAATACTGAAGCTAAAGCCAAGAATAAGACTTTTCCAACCAAGCCTGAATAATGCAGCTTTCAAAACATTTTAAGCTCGAGGAGTTTGAAAAATCTCAAACTGCTCAAAGATTAGGTATTAAAAATAAAGCAGGATCAGGTGAGATAAAAAACTTAACTGATGTTTGTTATGGAGTATTAGAAAAGGTTAGAGTTAAATATGACAAGCCCGTAATAGTTACTTCAGGATATAGAAGCCCTGCACTTTGTGAGGCAATAGGATCAAAAGCTACTAGTCAACATACCAAAGGTGAAGCAGTCGACTTTGAGGTGATTGGTATCGCAAATATACAAGTAGCATATTTTATAGAGTCTAACTGCGACTTCGATCAACTTATATTAGAATATTATTGTCCTGATGATGATCAAAAAGGATGGGTGCATTGTAGCTTTGTTGAGGGATCTAATCGTAAGCAAGTTTTGACCTTTGATGGAAAAAAATATACAAATGGATTACCTGAAATGAAATGGTCAGGTGGAAAGGTAGTCGAATAATGGCTCTTACTAAAAAACAAAAAAAATTACCAATGGCTTTACAAAAAGCTATTTTAAAAAAACAAAAGAAGAAAAAGAGGAAGGGAGGAAAATAATGCCAGGACATTACGGAGGCGGAATGAAGCCTAAAAAGAAAAAGAAAAAAAAGAAAAATAAAAAGAAAAGATAATGGTTAAAGTAGCATCTATAAAAGGAATTATTAAAGACTTAAAACCAGGTCAGCAAAAAACTATGAGAAAACACGCACGTCATCATAGTTTGAAACATATGCGGTCAATGGCACTAGCAATGAAAAAAGGTGCTACTTTCCAATCAGCTCATACAAGAGCAATGAGGTCAGTTGGGAAATGAGTGGATTTACAACATCAACTACTTTAGCTGAAATGATAAACAAGTTTCCAATGAAAAAGAGAAGAAGAAATGTCAAAAAAAAGAAAAAGAAGAAACGTTCCAAAAGATAAAAAGACAGGTGTCCCTAAAAAATACTTGCCAGGTTTAAAAGGCTCAAAACGAACACGAAGAGCTAGACTGATTAAGAAAGTTGAATCTATTTACAAATCAGGTGGCTTCATACCTAGATCCTTACTAAAAAGCAGAACGAGGGCATAATGGCTAGTAGATTTAGAAGACCTTTATCACCTGCTGTCAGAACTTCTTTAAGACGTAAAGCAAAGGCAAAAAAAGGTGTTTCTTACACAACTCTTGTAAAAGTTTATAGACGAGGACAAGGAGCTTTTTTAGGTGCTGGTTCAAGAAGAGTATCTATGGCTGCTTGGTCGATGGGGAGGGTTAATTCTTTTCTCAGGGGATCTAGAAAACACGATCTTGACCTTCGTAGAAAAAAAAGTAAAAGGTAAATATGGCAACAGCAAGTCAAAAAAACAAAGAACAACTGATCCGTATAGAAGGCGAGATAGCACTTCTTAAACACGAAATACAGACGATTCGTGGAAACCATCTTGCACACTTAGATCAAAGAGTTTCTCGTATGGAAAAAGTTATGTGGACTATTTGTTTAATTGCTGTCACTCATCTACTCTACACAGTTCTCAACTAAATTTGCTTTTATTCACAATTCGCCTTATAGTAGATTTCTATGAAGAGGATATTAATTATTAGTGATCTACATTTGCCGTATCAACATCAAGATGCATTTAATTTTTTAAAAGAAATAAAAAAAGAATATAAACCTGATTTCATTATTAATATTGGTGATCTTCTAGACTTTCATGCAATCAATATGCACACCCACGATCCTGATCTTTATTCACCAGGCATGGAGCTAGATAAATCAAAAGAATACATAAAAGAGTTAGAGTCTATGTTTCCTAAAATGGTTGAGGTAGATTCTAATCACTCTAGCTTAGTTTATAGACGAGCTTTAAAATATGGAATGAGCAGACAATTTTTAAAACCTTATGGCGACTTTCTTGGAACTAAAAAATGGAAGTGGGTCGATGATTTAACTATTACTATGTCTAATGGACAAAGGTGTTTTTTTACTCATGGCAGAAGTGCGGATATACTAAAGGTTTCTCAAGCTATGGGTATGTCAGCAGTACAAGGCCATTATCATACTAAGTTTGTTATATCTTGGTGGGCTAACCCTGATAACCTATTTTTTGGTATGAATGTAGGTTGTATGATCAATCAAAAAAGTCTTGCTTTTGCATATGCCAAAAATTTTAAAACAAGGTTCATTTTGGGTTGTGGAGTAATAATTGATGGAATACCACGTCTTTTACCAATGGTCTTGAATAATAAAGGCAGATGGATTAATAAGCTAGTATGACCATCAAAAAAGACCCTCCTGAAAGCAAAATAAAGCCTTTTAAGAGGCGATCAGCACTAGATAAGCAGATAGGCGGCACTCATTACAAATCGAAGTCTGTGGGAGGTATAGACCCCATACAATTGATTGTAGCTCATAAGCTAGATTTTATTGATGGAAATATAGTCAAATATGCAGTAAGAAAAAAAGATTATGAAAGCAATAGAGAGAGATACGAGAAAATCAAACACTATTGCGAATTAGCACTGGAGTTAAAATGTGGTTCACGTTAGGTAAATTAGCACTTAAAACAGGGACAGAGATATATAAAAATAGAAAACGTGCAAAACTTTTAGAAAGCGAAGCGGAAGTTAAACATTTAGAAAGAGTTGTAGCTGGTGAGATCGAACACAAAAAAGTTACGATTGCTGCACAACAAGGGGACTGGAAAGACGAATTTTGTTTGATATTAATTTCGATTCCGTTGCTTTTACTTGCCTGGTCAGTCTTCAGCGACGACCCTAATATTCAAGCTAAAATAGATATTTTTTTTGATAAGTTTTCAAACCTTCCTACATTTTACCAAGCCCTCGTAGTTGGGTCATTTTCAACAATTCTTGGAGTTCGTGGAGTATCTGCTTTTAAAAAAAAGTAATTACCTAACCTTTAGATTGTGTTAAGAATATTTAATGAACGTAAAAGATTATATCTATGTTGAAGCACAATTCTTTTTTGCACCTTTAGAAGAAAACGAACCTTTAGGTAAAGCAATATCAATATCCTTTGTTGATATATTTCCTAAATTTAATCATAAGGAAAAAATACTTAAAAATTTTGAAGAGAATGGCCTGGTGCTATTAGACTATGAAATTACTTACAGGCCAATGAAAAATAGTGAACTTAATGACTATGAACTAGAAAACGTCACAAAGCATTAAAATATAATAGCACCTAATATGAAACCAGCTACAAAGCATATCCACTCTCGTCTGTAGTGAAGCTCGATAGCTTTCCAGTCGCTTTTTGTTTTTCCAAATATCATCATAACCTCTCCTTACCAAACAATTGAAGCTCTCTTTTTAACTCTGATTGTAAAAGAGATATTTCAGTATTCTTATTATTATATGAAAGTTTAGAAGATAGATAGTATTTATCTGCATTGTCTACTAAGGTTTTTGCTGTTAAATATTCCTTATCTTGCATTATTAATACTTCTATTTCTTTTTGAGACCTTTTTACAACGTCATTTTTAAGCTCCAGGTATTTTTTAGCATATACTTGTTTAAGCTCCGTCTCTCTATCTATTTTAAGACCATACCACTTATTGTAAGTAGCTGATAAGTCTTGAAGCTCTCTCATCAACTCACTTACATTTAAGTGTAGATAATCCTCAGAATGGGATTTTATCATCTAACTCTTCATCCTGTTCATTGTTCATCATTTCCTTGTCTATTTTTTCTAAATCCTCTTGAGTTATAGGTTTAGAATTATCAGGAGCAAATGATTGAGGTGCTACTGCTGGGACTGACTCGGCAATAGTTTTAAAACCTGCACCTAGATTACCTCTTTTTTGGTATGGCCTTTTTAACCTAAATACTTCAATCAGTTCTTCGTCAGCTCCATATTTAGGAGTTCTATAAGGTTGTTGTATTACATATTCCTTTGACACTTCCCAACCTTGTTGAACGTAATTTTGTATTTGCGGTTGATTATACCAATCCATCGGCATTTGAGATGGTTTGAACTTCCTGCTAGTTACACTGCATTCAT